CTCCGTTAAAGAGTTGGCACGATAACACAAAACACAGATTTTCTTTGGGGGGGGTGACGTATGGTGGCTCCGCACACAGGCCCTCCAAGTACCATCGATGGGGGCAGGGTATGCGTGAGCAAGCGCTAACCAACCCAACCCATGCCCAAAGCCCTGACCGATCAGGCGCAGGCGGTAGGATGCCATGCCAAGCGGATAGCAGTCCTGCCCATGCCGTCCCGATCTTAATTCCCTGTGGGCGAACAGGGACAACCCATCTGCCCCTTATCGTACCTGATAGGCATTCTCATTCAATATATAAACACAAGATATATACATACATATATATATGATCATATCCATATGTATGTTCCAGGTTAGTGAGTACTTACATACATCCAGGCTGATGTCATCCTGGCATAAGATAATCTGATTGCATCATAGAAACATTCAATGAAACTATCTAGCATTGTATGCGTTCTAACTATATGATTAGCACCAGTAGTAGCAGTTATTTATAACCATGTATAGGGGAATGCAATGCTAACGAATGAGGAAATCACAACACTGGCGCAGGATGCACTAGACGCTGCGGCACGATTGATCCAAGACCGAATCGGGGTAGAGACGGGAGATTTTGCCGGGGTCTTTTTCAGCAATGGCAAGATGGAGGAAATCCTGCAAGAATACATCCGCGAAGAATTGCATACGATTGAATGGAACAAGGTCAAACCAACTAACCACCTATCTAACTGCTAACTATCTATAACTTACTTATTGGAGACAATCATGCAAACGACAGAACTAGACCTGACAGCCGACATCATCGACGTTCGAGACATCATTGCTCGCTTCGAGGAAGTAGAGGATGCAAAGCCCGAAACAGAAGACGAAAAATGGGATTTGTGCGAGGAATACTCCACGCTGCTAGAGCTGCTCTATAGTTTGGAAGGCATGGGTGGCGATGAACAATGGCGGGGCGATTGGTATCCGGTCACGCTGATTCGTGATTCGCATTTTCAGACCTACGCTCAGGAATTGGCAGAGGATGCCGGACTGACTGATAAGCCGCAAGCATGGCCTTATACCTGCATCGACTGGGAACAGGCTGCACGGGAATTGCGCTATGACTATGCCAGCATCGACATTGGAGGCGTGACATACTGGACGCGATAGCAGTTAGCTCTCCCTGCGCCTTATCACTAGGGCGCAGCGGGGGCGATTCTGCCCGATATATCAATTATCTATTAGAGGTCAATTATGACAATTAAGCATACCCCCGCGCCTTGGCAGCTAACCTTTGGCGATCATGGTTTCGCAATCCACGCTGGCCTTACCATTGTTGTTATGATCGATGACACTATGGACGAATGGAAGGCCAATGCCCGCCTCATCGCGGCTGCGCCCGAGCTGCTGGACGCATTGGAGTCCCTCTCGCATCTGGAGATCAAAGGTCACGCGCTGATAGACCGTCTGCAATTTTCCGATGAAGGCCGCGCCCTGTCGGACAAAATAACCCGCGCCATTGCCAAGGCCAAGGGGGACGCATGAGTCCCTGGCGCAGGCAGGCATCCGACATCCTGGGCTGGTGCGCCCTGTTCGCCTTGACCGCCCTGCTGGGGGCTGGCTGCTGGCTGGCGGTAGTCCTTTTATTTGTCCTAGGGGGTTGACAGTCCCATGGGATTCTGGGTTATCATCCGTACCTGTCGCGTAAGAACGACTAAAGGATTCAAGCCTGTCTCTCGCCCCGCAAGGGGTTCTTACCGAGGGGCAGACTTGAGTCCTTTTTTTATTCCTACGCGCCTATACGGGGGCATAACCCACCCCTCGGTGCGGTGCAATCGACCAAGCCGGATAAACAGCGTTCACACTCCGCAAGAGTGCCCAGTCGCAGTACGGATTGGGAGTGACCCCAGGGCATCGGGGATGGCTGATAAACGAGAGATTGCAACACCCCGCTATATAAGCGGGTGAGGTTTTTTTGCGACAGCGTATTGTGAACGCCCCGCTAGTCCGAAGGGCGGGGCTTCATTATCGAATGGAATTTATGAAAGTATTGTCTTTAAAGAAAGATGAAGTAACCCCATGGCTACTTCAAAAACACTATGCGAAACGAATACCTCCAATTTCATACGCATTCGGATTGTTTGTGCCTGATCTAGCTGGAGTCGTTACTTATGGAATGCCGTCATCATCGCCATTGAGATCAGGAATATGCGGAGACAAATGGAAAAACAACATCCTAGAATTGAATCGACTTGTATGCAACGAAGGTAAAAATTACGCCAGCTTCCTTGTTGCACATTCACTCAAACATCTTCCTCAACCAACGATTGTTATCAGTTACGCAGACATGGCGATGGGTCATATTGGTTACATTTATCAAGCTACAAACTTTGTTTACACGGGTCTAAGCGCCAAAAGACAAGATTACAAAGTTCGCGGCATGGAACACTTGCATGGTCAGACAATCGCTGACATGGCGATGGGTCAGGAGGACAGAGCAGGCTGGTTGAGGGCAAAGTTTGGCGATGATCTTTACATTGAAGAACGATCACGCAAACATAGGTATGTTTTTTTCTGCGGTAACAAGTATCAAAAGCGTCAAATGTTGAACGATCTGAAATACCAAGTAGAACCGTATCCTAAAGGCGAAACAAAGAAATATGATGCCGGTGGTATCGTATCTACACAGCATCTTCTTTTTTAATAAAGCGTATACAAGTTTGTAGCAGTATCAAGTAGTATTTATTTTTCACTTATAGGAGATCATCATGCAAGAAAAATTCTGTGTCCATTGTGCGTTTTGTCAGATCGACATCAACGATACAAACCTTTCCACCTGCCACCGTACCAGTCCACCAAAGCGCAACCCTGTCACTGGCGTTCCGATCAAAGTGTGGTGCAACATTGAGCGCCTGGGCGATGCTGGCTGCGGCTTTGACGGTAGGCACTATGTCCATCTCAACACGAAGAAGCCCAGCGAAGCCAAGGAAGCATTCGACCGTATGCTGCATGGTGACGGTGACTTCGACATCTTCTCTCGCAAGTTGAAGCAGGGGAGTTAAGACATGGCTGACAATACCTATCTCATGCAAGAGGCTGTTATCGCTGGCGATGCCGTCATCATCGAAACTCAAAAGAGACTAATACGCGAAGCGTACTTTGCAATCAATCAACTGCTAGGTAGTAAGCCAATGCTAGGGGCGTTTAACTACCATTTCCCTGATGGAAGAACAGCAGGAACACTAGGCAATTTGTGCGTTGACCTTAAACGGGAAGGATCAATCCATGGCTGACTTTTCACCACAAGCTAGGAACTCTGCAATCTGGTCAGGCGATGCTAGGCAGATCGCTGCCGGACGCGCTGCTGATGTATGGCTGACCAAGACAGGCCAACAGGAGATCGAGGACATTAGCGATGTCGAGGCCGTTCAATGGGGGCTGCGACTGCAAGAACCGATAGCACGGGCAGTAGGTGACAGGCTGAAGGTTCGATTGAAGGAACTGGATATAGAGGGAACTCATATCTCATTACCCTGGATGCGCTCGCACTTCGACTTCGTGTCCGATGACAATAAGACCTTGTTTGAGATCAAGAACTACAACCTACACGCTCGCAGTAAATTCGGGGATGACGGTAGCCAGGATGTACCTGCCAGCGACATGGCGCAGTGCATCCACGAAGCTGCGGTGTTCAATGTGCAGACCGTCAATCTCTGCGTCCTGTTTGGAGGCCAGGAACTGTGCATCTATCCGATCACGGTAGACGATGCCATGAAGCAATTAATGATCGACCAGGAAGCTACGCTGTGGGCGCATATCCAGACGCGCACCCCGCCAGAGGCCACGCACCCGGAGGACTTGCGCCGCCTGTTCCGTAAGGATGACGGCAGCTACAAGGTTGCCAGCCAGGAGGTACAGGCCGCTTGCATGAAGCTGAAGGAGATCAAGCAGACGATCAAGCGCCTGGAGGAGCAAGAGGAGATTCTCACTGGCATGGTGCAGAACTACATGGGCGAGACATCGTTGATTCAGACGGTAGACGGTCATGCCCTTGCCACCTGGAAGAAGGCCAGCGATGGTGAGCGATTCGATACCAAGCGCCTCCAGAAGGAGATGCCAGGACTCTACGATCAATACAAGGTGACGAGCCTGGGAAGCAGGAGGTTCTTGGTCAAATGACTAAAGACGAAGCATTGAAGCTGGCGCTTGAGGCGCTGGAACAACATGGAACGCCATTTTTACATCATGAGGATGCTTACTCGAATTCGCTGAATGCCCTGCGCCAAGCCATCGCGGATGCAGAGAAGCAAGAATCTGATGACCTGACTATTGCTTACATGAGTGGATTTCATGACGGTAAAAACAAAAATGCACCACAGCCTGAGCCAGAGCCGGTGGCTATGCGCTACGACTTTGATGGATATGGGTGGTTATACATTGACAACGGCAGCGGCAGTAATTGGAAAGAAAAAATTAAAAATGCCGAACCCCTCTTTACCGCCCCATCACATCCCAAGTCGGATCAAGAGCCGGTGACATTGCAAATCAATAGTATTCCACCGTTTAAAAACCCACCGAATGATGTGATTGATGCTGCATTTCATGTAAGCGATTGGGCGCAACGCAACAACTGGACGAAATGGCGAATTGGTAAGTGTTGCTCTGTTGATTACACCGCCCCGCCACAACGCAAGCCGCTGACGGATGAGCAGATTGAAAAAATGATTGTGGCAAATTTAGAAACATGGAATTCAAAAAGTGCAATGGCAAGTTTTGTTCGTGCCATTGAAGCCGCCCACGGCATCAAGGGGGAATGAATGAATACTGAACGAATTAACGAACTGGCTGAACAGGCTGCTGATGGAATGCTTTGGTATGGCGCAGAGGGGGACTGGCGTTTAAATGAAAGAGAAGTGCAAAAGTTCGCCGAGTTGATTGTGCGGGAGTGTTTAGCACACGGTAAGTTGACTCAATCGCAAACAGTGGTTAACGGATCAGAAGAATACAATGCTGGCAGAGAGATGGGCATTGAAGTTTTTATGAATCAGATTAAACAACATTTCGGAGTTGAAGAATGAAGGTTGATGTTTATGCGTATTACGGAGACACGTGCGGGAACAGCACTGAGCACTACTACGCAACATACGAATGTGACAGCCTAGAACAGGCTGAGAAGATTTTTGCACACGGATTTCTGTGTGGATGGCGTGTTTATGAGCGCACTCGGATAATCCGAAAGCTACCAACAAAACCACCACAGTTTCCTACCGAACAGGACATGGAGCGCGGCAAGTTCAAGCCAGATGAGAAACAACATTTCGGAGTTGAAGAATGAATACTGACCAAATAATTGAAACAGCAATTCAAGGCCATGCGTCAACCCGCGATGCAATCCGATGGGCTGTACAGCAAGAGCGCGAGGCGTGTGCAAAGATGTGTGAATACTTAGATGCTGAGTACGAAGGCGAAGATGTGCTAGGCACTTGGTGCGCCGCCGCTATCCGAGCAAGGGGGAATGAATGAATGAGATTGCAGAGAAGTGCATCCAGTACGCTAGGAATGATGACTATCCTCTGACTGCCAGCCTACTGTGGTCAGCAGCCAAGGAGATCAACAAGCTGGAGCATGAGATAGCAGAATTGACCTACAGACTACAAACAGGTCTTAAGGTCAAGAAATGAGTAGGGTAGATGTGGCAATATATGTAATGGCAGTAAGCAGCATCATTGATACAATCCTTTCACTTATGGAGAAATTTAAATGAGTAACGCATTGGTAACTATGGATGACATTAATTTCATGGGTAATGCCATCAGCAAGAGTGGTCTGTTCGGAATGAAAACACCTGACCAAGCTATCGCTCTCATGCTGATCGCGCAGGCTGAAGGTATGCACCCTGCCATTGCAGCGCGTGACTACCATGTCATCCAGGGCAGGCCGGCACTGAAGGCTGATGCAATGCTGGCAAGGTTTCAGACTGCTGGCGGGAAGGTCAACTGGGATGTCTATACGGATGCCGAGGTCAAGGCTACGTTCTCTCATCCGGCTGGTGGCAGCGTCACCCTGTCCTGGACGCTGGAGCAGGCCAAGCGTATCGGGCTGGCAGGCAAAGACAACTGGAAGAACTATCCTCGCGCCATGCTTCGCGCTAGGGTCATCAGCGAGGGCATCAGGACGGTCTATCCGGGTTGCGTGGTAGGTGTCTACACGCCAGAGGAAGTGCAGGACTTCGATCAGCCCAAGCGTCCTATGCGTGACATGGGGACGGTGGAGGTGGTAGAGGAGACACGCGAGACATTCATCGAGTCAGACGAACTGCCGCCGGCAGGGGTGGATATCTGGCCTCTGAACGTACCAGGACGCGACACAATGCAGTGCGCTGATCGTGCCGAGTGGGTAGAGGCATTCCTCATGCTGGTGGGCAAGGTTGCCAATGCCAAGCTGCAAGACGCTGACAAGCAGGCCAAGGTAGCGCAACTGCGCTCTGCCAATACCGCAGCATTCTCCCGGATGGGCATTCAAGCCAGCGCCGAAATCTACCGCCAAATCACCGAGATTTTGCCGCCGCCGGAGGTGGGCGCTGAAGGTGCAAAAAAGTGGGTGGAGGAATTCGATCAAGCGTTACAGGAACCCAGTGCGCCGCAATCCTGACCATGCTCAAGCGTGGGCCGATCACACCGTTAGATGCCATCAGGGAAGCGAAATGTATGCGCCTGGCAGCACGGATTGCTGACCTGAAGGCAGAGGGTCACAACATCACAATGGAAATGGTTACGCAGGGAGAGAAACGGTTTGCAAGGTATTCACTTATGAGGCAACACAATGGATGACTATGGTTACAAGGTCAAACGGTTGATCGAAGGCAAAGGTGTCTTGTTTACGAACAACGACAAAATTGATGATGGCAGTCCAGATATGAAGGGGGAAATACTTTACAAGGGTGAACTTATCAAGATCGGCGGTTGGATTTATCACACTGACAAAGGGATGCTTATCTCCCTTGGCATAGACAAATTTAAAAGGAATCGTGATGGCTACTAAGACTCCAGAGGAAGGCAAAGGCGTACTGTTCAGCGCCGACAAGAAGGGCAACCCGAAAGCACCCGACTTCAAGGGTGAGATCATGGTGGAAGGCAAGATCATCAAGCTGGCAGCGTGGAAGCGCCAATCAGCTTACGGTGAACTGATTAGCCTGGCTCACAATACTTACAACGGTGGCGCTCCGCAGCAAAAGTATCCGCGTGAGATCAACAACGATGATGACAACTCGGTTCCCTTCTGATGGCTAAATTATTCGTATCGACTCCGATGTATGGCGGTCAATGCACTGGGTTCTATGCTCAGTCTTTGATCCAACTCAACAACCTTATCAAGAACACTGGCAACGATTGCGTGATGTCGTTCATGTTCAATGAGAGTCTGATTACCAGGGCGAGGAATGCGTTAACGCATAACTTCTTGAAAACAGACTGTACTCATCTGATGTTCATTGACGCTGACATCCGGTTCAATGCTGGAGACATCCCTCCCATGATCGATGCCGATAAAGAAATTATCTGCGGCATCTATCCTAAGAAGGAAATCAACTGGGAGTCAGTCAAGGCCGCAGTCGATGCAGGTGTACCTGTTGAGAAACTCAAACACCATACCGGCTCGTTCGTGGTGAACCTAGTGGACTACAGTGCAACGGTCACCGTGCCGATTAATCAGCCGGTGGAAATCTGGAATGGTGGCACTGGGTTCATGCTCATCAAGCGTAAAGTCTTTGCGGAACTGGCTGACAAAGTTCCTAGCTATATCAATGATGTCACAGACCTATCCGGCACGATCAAGCAGGATTTGATCAGGGAATACTTTGCTACCAGCATCGAGGAAGGTACGCAGCGCCTGCTGTCAGAGGACTACCACTTCTGCAACATCTGGAGGAAGGCCGGTGGCAAGGTCTGGGCAGCACCCTGGGTGCAACTCAGCCATATCGGGACGTATGCCTTTGACGGTCAACTGTTGCAATCGGCATGACCATGGACGAACACTACGATTGGTCAATGGCGATCCTGGAGGTCAAGCTGCATATCAACAAGCTGAATCACGCGCTGTTGATGCGTGACCAGGCCGAGGCTAGGGATGCTGCCACCAAGATCATTGCCAGCATGAACAGACTGTTGGATGACCTGTAAAAAAAAGCCCCCAGCAATGGGGGCGAAGTACCCGAGGGAAGGGCCACGAAGAATGGAAACGATTATGCCAAATTTTGCAGACCTAGCAATACCTAAGATGCGTGGGCCTAACCAGATGCACATTATCTGCATCGACGTTACCAACAAGTGTGACCTGGCCTGTAGCAACTGCACCCGGTTGCTGGAGAACCAGGACAGCCTGTGGGAGATGACACCGGACAACTTCAGGACGGCATTACGCAGCCTGAAGGACTACTTCGGCATCATCGCCATGATTGGGGGAAATCCCTGTATGCACAGACACTTTGAGCAGCTTTGTGAGATTTTCGTTGAGGAGATTCCCAACAAGCTGCAACGTGGTCTGTGGACGAACAATTACTTCAAATACAGGAACTTGTGCGAGTCTACGTTTGGCACATTCAATCTGAATGCCCATGGGGTAGAGAAGGCTACGCAGACTCTGCTGCAACTGAGCAATTCTGCGGTGGCGCAGGGAGCGATTAGCTGGAACTACGGTGGGCATTCGGAACACGCACCACTGTTGACTGCCGGCAAGGACTTGTTTGGCGAGGAGGAAATGTGGGACAGGATCACCAAGTGCGACATCAACCGGGAATGGTCTGCCAGCATTGTCCAGGTCAACGGCAATCTGAGGGCGTACTTCTGCGAGGTGGCGGCATCCTTTGACCTGGCTCGGAACACTGACCACGGACACCGGGTAGTGCCTGGGTGGTGGAAGCGCCCGATCACCGACTATGCCGAGCAGATCAAGCACTTCTGTCCCGGCTGCGGCGTTCCTGCCAAGCAAGCCGGTCACAAGGACTTTGAGGAAACCGATACCTACACGGAATCCAATGCCGACATTGCCCTGAAGAATCCCAAGCGCAAGGTCATCCTACTCACCGAAAAGAAAGAACTGGCTCATAAAGTGACCCAGTACAACACGCTATGACACCAGCACAGCGAGGGCGCAGGAATCGGCAACGGGGACAGGAAGGTGAGCGCGAAGTCTCTAAGCTGTTATCTGATTCTCTCAATATGCCTGTTAAACGATTACTTGGGCAGGAACGGGACAAGGGTTCTGACATCCTGACCAAGCCATACCGATGGGAGGTGAAACGCAGGAAACGCATTGGATTGATTTATGAATGGCTGGAGGAAGCGCAGGACGGCCTCCAAAACGCATCAGAACGGCCTCTGGTCGCTTTTCGGGCAGACGGCAAGGGTTGGCTAGTAGCCATGCCCCTTGAGGAGGCTATACGACTTATACGAGAGGAAATAGTTAATGAAGATAATGGATGTGTTAATAAGCCTGATTGATGGGTACGAGCCTAGCCTGATGCTGCCGCATGAGGCAATCATGGCATGGAGGCCAACTGATCCCCGGCGCTACGATAGCCGGCGGGAGAAGTGCGTGGAGTACCTGCGAACCAAAAATCTCTGGGTGCTGGACGGGAAGTTCACCCCGACCAAATCCAGCCATACGGACATCACGGTGGTGTTCAACCGCGCTCGGCAGGAAATGGGCGAGAAGATGATCCAGGTGGCAAAGTGACTACCGGCAACCCCAGCGCCGTCTAGCGGCCTTGCCGCGCTCACCCTTCCAACTCTTGCTCCTGGCACAGAACGACTTGTGCCGGGGGCCGGACTTGGTGGGAGCCTTAAGGTTACTGCCGGCGGCACGGGCTTTGCGCCTGCCTTTCTCGGTCAAGCCAGCGCCCCTGCTTGCCGGTAGCTTTTCACCCCGGCCTACAGACAGGTTGGGAAATTTCTTAGCCACGGCGTACCTTCCGTTTCTTGGCAGTCTTGGCTGATCGACGGAATGCTGCGGCAGTGGGATAGCCTTTCTGCCCCGGCTTCTTGGCAGGCAAGCCCAGCTTCCTGCGCCGGTTGATGTTGTAGTACAGGCCCTTCTTAGCCATAGTTCCTTGTCCCTTGCTTGTCGATTATCAGCCTGCTGTGTCTAGGAGCCAGTGCAGGGTCGGTAGACACGCTGATGTGCGTCCAGGCATCAAACTCTAGGATGATCTGGTCAAACAGCACAGAGGCTGTAATACACGCATCCACGACTTGTTTTGGGGTCATGCCGGGTACGCGAATGTCTGCCGCGCAGCCTATACGGTGCTGGCTGGAATCCTTAGAGCCTACAGAGTCATTGACCTGCTTTGACCTGAACCCGCTGTTAATCATAACGGGCTTGCCGCCAACGGCTTCCTTGACCTTTTCTAGCAGGTAGGCAAGACGCTGAAGGTTGGCAATCTCCTCCTGATTTGGACTGTTGTCCCAGCCGTTCCGGGCAGCAACCTCGGATCGTGTCAATTCTTCCAGGGTGAAATGCGGAGACAGGTTCACTTCTTCATCCCCATGATCTTCTCAAGCGTCCTGCCGCCAAAATAAAAACTCATAATGAGCATCCCCCACTGGCCTAGCAACTCGACGTAATTGTTGTTCACTTCAATGTCCCAGGCAGACATCATGCCGAACACGGTGTAAGTGAGGAGGATGAAGATCAGGGTAGCGGGACGGATGTTCTTGGAGAGCCATGAATCTGACCCCATGTCTGCTTTGAGTCTGTCGGTAAGTTCATGCGCTTCCGAGACATCCGCGTTCAGTTTTGCCAACTCGCCGGTTTGCTGCATCTCTAGCAGCTTCAGCTTGGCCTGTTCAGCTTGGGCAGGATCAGGAAATACCTTGTCCAAAATCTTGCCGCCAATATCTAGTATTGCACCTAAGGGGAACATCATCACCTCATGTAGTAGATGGCTACAAATACAGCAATCATTCCTATCCCCAGGACGACAAATACACCGACAATGGTCATCAGTTCTTCTTGCTCTTGCTTCTTCCTTGCAGCACGATCTTTGATTAGTCTAGCTTTGCGTATTGCTTCTCTGTGTTCTTCGTCTTGTTCACCAGCAATCCTGTTGCGCTCGGCACAAAGCTCAGCATACATTTCTGCCTCGCCCTGCATCATAAACAGGTCTTTTAGCTCCCGTTCAAACTCACGCATCTGCTTGCGCTGCATGACCAGGGTGAACGCTTGGGACAGCGCAGACTCATGTTGCTTGGCTTCTTTTGGGTCAGCAGGCTTGGGTAGCGCCTTGGCTAACTCTGCTTCTTTAGCCGCCTTCTCAATCTGACCTTGAGCAGAAAAGAACTTGTTAAGTTCCTGATAGCAGTCTTTGATCTGCTTGCCTACGCCGATTGCTTCCTTGACAAAAGCAACCGAGGTCTTGGCTACCGCAAACGCCGCCCCGATAGTTACGGGGTCAATCATGGTTACACCTACTTAAAGAGTCTTTCGACTAAATGCGTTGCCCCAGCGCCTACCCCGCCAGCAGCAAGCATCAGGCCGATAGCTACCCCCTTAGCCCCGGTCATCTGCTCTTTCATTTGCTTCACATCTTGACGCAACGACTCAACTTCGCCCGTCAAAGTTTCGACGGCGTTGAGCAGCCTTCCAAACTCTACCGGGTCGATGTCAGCCATTACAGCCCCTCACCCGGTGTGATGTAAACCTCTGGCGTTCCGGTTTCGGAAATGGCAGAGAAGTAGACGCTGGTGTTTGCGCTGCACTGTGGGCCGCTAAAGACAAACATATGCCCAGGCGGTATAGGAATGCCATAGGAACCGTTTGCGGTTGGCACGGCAGCATTGGCGTCTGTGGCGCTGATCCTGACGTACACCGGCTGACCAGTGCCGTTGGTCTTTTCGTGGCTGACAACCAGATACTGATTCACCGGGCTGTCTGCCGAAATTGTGACGGTGTTGGCAGTGACGTTCGCTGTTACCTGATACGTCTTGCCCATCGGCTGAAAGGCAATGTTGTTAGCCATTAGTACACCTTCCGACCGGGCTTGGTGGTGTTGCTGATCTTGGTGGAGTAGTTGTTCTCATCAAAGCAGAACACGCTACGGAAGCCACCATAGGGCATCGTGCCGGGAGTCCAATGCGGTTGACCGCCTTGGCTGTTGTCTCGCGGAGTTTGGGGACGCATTGCCTTGGCCCACTTCTGACTGTAGTTCAGATTCTCAGCACCAGGCACAGTGCTTTTCTGCTCAAGTTCCTTCGGGTCGCGCATCATGTTTCTCCTTAGTCTTTACCATCAAGTAAGAGAACAAGGCAA